TAGTCACGGCCCCTCTCTCAAAAGGCTCAGGAAGGACCCGAGTGATACCAAGGGATCTCAGCGATTGTAATATCTCTCACATCTCTGTCATATCAACGAGTAGTACATGGATATCATTAGCTATTCTCAATAAGATATTCATTCTCAATAGTGGGATATATATACCGACCCTATATCTAGTGTGCATGTAAATACTATATGTAGATTATTAGCCCTTAGTGTTAGCCATATATAAGCCCCTATATATAAGCACCCTTTACTGGAAATATACCCTGTAGGAGAAAAAGCCTTTTTTTTAAATTAGGTTATTTCTTACTGCCCACCCTCTAAGAGATCTCATATATCTTGATTCAAAATAAGGATCTAATATATCTCTTGCCATTACTGTCATTTCATCTCCGAATTTTCCAGTTGGCCCCATTGCTGATGATACGGTAAATCCATATAACACACCTATATCATCCCTAGAGCCCCCTTGCTCTCTATACCATGGGAGGACATTGGAGCCCTGAGCCCCTCTGCCGAAAAAGCCCCTCTTGTAGACCATACGCTCACCCTTATACAGGCTGAACTTAAGCCCCTTGCCCGGTTGTGGTCTGGCCGTGGTCTGACTACTGGGTAAGACCTTAAATTGCAAACCTGTTCTAGGGCGTTTTTTCCCTATACCTACAACCTCAATGCCGGGCATCCCCATATTATTTTTTGCATAAACACGCACCTCATCCATAATTGCGGCCTTGCTCATAGTGGCCTTTTTGCGTATCACCCTTACCACTGTTTTTTTTGCTTTTTTTTCAGTACCTCGAACCGCTGCTGAAATCGCCTTTGAATTAACGCTGTAATTCAATTCATTTAAAACTTTTTGAGCTCGTTTTATATCCACAACAGACTTACCCGAGCTAAGCCCTTTAGAAAGCCTTTCTGCTGTTAAGCCGCCAAATCTTGCCATAAAAGCATTATATAAGCTCAAAAAAGTAGTACACTTGATAGTACAAATGAACTGGGTAAAGTTGAATTGTTACAGAGCTTGAAACCCCTTGCGGCGCAGTCGATTACAGCGACGAAATATTACGGAATGTAAACTTTCAGAAAGTGCGTTTTTTCGAGTAGTACACCTATTTTTTGAAAACAATAAAAAAAGGCCGAAAAACGCCAAAAAAAGTAGTACACCTAGTAGTACATTTGAACTGGGTAAAGTTAAAATATTACAGTTGATGAGATCCATTGCAGCGGAAGGGATTACAAGGGCGAAATATTACACAATGTAAACTTTTCAAAAGTCGTGATTTTTGAGTAGTACACCCGCTTTTTATTTCTGACCGTTTCTGACCGTTTCTGACCGCCTCTGGTCAGAAATTTTTTCGAGTCAGGCTCTGGTTTTTGCGTCCATATATATATATTCTGACTTTCTGACTAAATATATATATATACATAAGGAAGCGGCTGCTTTACGTTTGCCTTCTCTTAAGGGGTATCTCCCTCATGTGGTCAGATTGGTCAGAACGTCAGGTCGCAATCCCTGACTAGCTTTTTTTCTGACGCTCATGGTCAGAGTCTGTCAGGAATAAGCTTTGAATTAAAATGAACCTGAATATCACCCACCATTCATGGAAAAAAACAAATTCTATTATTACTTTTGGGGCTCTTGTGCCTTGTTGCTGGTAGCTGGTCAGATTTACGTTGGTACTTCATACAGGTTTATGGCTCAGACCTTTTTTGTGGAAAAAAGAACTGTGTGTTTTTCATTGCCTAACAAATCAAAGGATTTAAAATATACAAATCCAAGTTTTCAAGATGTTGGACCAACCAAAACTGATTCAGACAACCTCCTCTGGAGGGACAATTCATAGTTATCAATTGACAGGTGGAAATAGAATTTTTAATCGTTATTTGAGCTGTTATTTGGGAACGTGTTCATTTTTTTCTGATCTTGAATCAGCTCAGAAACATTTAAGCGAGTGTGGTTCAAAATAAAAGCTCTTTTTTGTTGAGCTCTTATTTCTTGGCAATGTTGGCAATCACACCAAATTGATTCTGACCAAGGAATTCTCATAATTAAAATAAAAGACCTTGAGTTGCTGGTATATAGGTTGAGACATATCTTTTGTTATCCCCTTTTGGATAATTACAAATTTTATAACTTAAATTTTTTAGCATTATTTTTTTATCTTTTTTTGTACCTAAAAAATAAAAATATCTATGTTTTCTAGGGCGTTCTTTTAAGTATAATTTTTCACCGTATTTTTCTTTTAGCAAAGTATGTTTATCTATGTTTTTATTTTTATCATAACGACCAACACTATCCTCAATTGATGAATGGTGCATGTGTTCAAGACCCTTAACGGCATAATCTGTGAACTTACTGCTTAAACCTGTATAAATCCAATTAGTGGCCTGATAGATATATCCATGATGATGTTGAGATGTATCGGCATACGAAACAAGAACCATAGGCTTTGGTAATTGTTTAAAGCATTGCGAAACAAAAAAAGAAAGAGTGTTTTTCTTTAATCCTTCATTTACTACTAACCTATTTAATTCTAAAAAACTATTTTCATATAAACCATTGAATGCTCCTTTTATCAATGTGTGGCTCATAGGCCGCCCAAAGCTGCAAACACCTTCTAAACGATTATTAATGTATAAGCCATAAGCGTATGAAATAGATGGAAGTCTTTTTGCATAGTGTTTATTTAAAAACCAATCTTTACACTCTTGATTTTTAATACTTTTTACTCTCATTTATAGAACTCCAATATCAAGAGGTAGAGCAACACATTTTGAATTGTGTCCGCCCTTAAAATATTTTGCTGAGGTCACAAAAGCCTCTTTTCTTTGTTTAAGAACTGTTCTCCAATCGTTAGCCCATGGAGTGCCTTTCAATATTCGTTTAAGACTTGGGTGGGTGTTGGAGATTAAGAGCGTTGTTGGTGCTCCAATTCCTCCCTCAATTTTTAGACCTAAATTCTGCAAATAGTCATGAGCGATATTTTGTGTGATGTCTGGGGAATGCTCTTTGCCTCTTACTATGTCAATTAAAACTCCTAATGATGTATCAGGTAGAGATGGAAGTTTTGCGGGTGTTGTTAGTAAGGTGTCAAATAATCTTTGATGATCTGCCGAGGCCCTTGATGGCTCTAGATGCTCTTCGAGCTGAAAAGCTTTAAAGAATTTTTCAGCCATTTCCTCAGTTGCTTCCTCGTCAGAAATTAATGAAAAAGCTCCAGCCAATAAAAAACCAAACTGATCGCCGAGACGTTGAGAGGAAAGTTGTTTGGAAGCTGCTATGGAAAAAGTTTCAACATTCTTTCTAATAGTTGGAAGAAGTTTTACAGAACGGGCCAATAAGCGACGGCCCATTTCTGTGTTGACTTTTGCAAGTCTTGGTTTTAATTCTTTCCAGTGATCGGTTATGTCTGTTGTTTCGTGTCCTTGTAACTGAAGCAAAGCAAACCGAGTTTTGTCTGAGCCTTGCTTAAGACTGGAAGTAATGGAAGATAAGAGGAAGGCCGAGCGAATCTGATACTCGTTAGACGCCCCAGATGATGAGCCTTTGAAAGTCTTGGCTCCGTCGGTTTCACTAGAACTCAAGCGAGCGAGTTCTAAGATCCCCTGAATCCGATTCTCATCTGTGAAGGCGTTAGCGTTCTCGGCCTCATCTATGACAAGCGGAATCGCATCAGATTGTAGGTGTTGTCTCAGCCCTGCCTCTGTTGATGATCCTAGAGCAAAAGTGATAAAGCCACCTAGTAATGGTTTCACAAAGTCACTTAAAACGGTTGATTTTCCTGACCCAGCCCCACCGACTAGCCAAGCATGAGGACGCCACCTGAGAGCACCGCAAATTGGAGCAAGAACAATCCAGCCGCATAAAAGAGCGGCTGAGGCGGGTTGCTCCCATCTCATAAGTTTTGCTGTATCAATTAAATATCTTGTTTCTTCAGTTGATAATGGTTCCTCAGATGGTCCGATTAATCTTGGACCTCTTTCATATATAAACTCACTTTTAAAACCGCCGACTTCATATTTTTTATCGCCTAAATAAATACGATCTCCAAGATGACAGACAATTCTATCTCCATCAATCCAAAGACCTCGACCTCTAATTCTTGACGGATCATAAACACCTTGAGAATGAGATTTTTGATAAAGGAAATCCAAGGCATCTGACCAGTCAATATTTATTTCACCTGTCTTTTGATTTGGCTTTGGAAAATGTCTTATCCACCATTGCTTAGGCGCGATGGATAGAAGATGACGTTCTGTATGTTTTGCGGCTGTTAATGCAATTACCTGTTTTTGTCCTCTAGGTAAATAAAAATAAGTTTCTTTGTGATAACCCAAACAAACAAAAACTTGATCGTCAGCAATCACCTCCTCATTTTGAATGTTTGGAATATCTTTTCTGCCTCCAAGTAGTCTTTGAAAATTATGTCTCTTTTGTAGAGCTGCAACACAATTTTCTAATTTGTCATCACTAAGGCAAGGTCTAGGATTTTGCTTAAGAGCTGATTGCCAAGTCCTTTTGGCTTCAATTTCAGAAAGAGGTGGAGAACATCTTAAAACAAAATCATCAAACAAATTTATTGGGGTTCCTTCTGTCCTTAGTCCTTTGTGGTTTGCCCAATCTGCAACGCCTAAAAGATCAACAGCTAAACGAAAAGCCGAATCATTTCTCCCGCCCTCGGCGACTCCATCCTTTATCCAGTCCCTATGCTCTCGACTTAGTAAAGCAGTTAAAGGGATGATCTCAACAGTATTATTGATAGGCTTAGTCCGGGCCAGTTCGCTTTGGTGGGTGGCTGGTTTGGTGCTTGCTGGAGACTCTTTGAGCATTGCATCAACGAGGCACTGAGGAGCGGTTGCGATGGCCGTCTCTTCGGGGCCTTGCCCATCAATCCACTTGTAAGAACCTGTCATTGGATGGTAGCCCAGACAGACACTCTGAGCCCCTGACCAACGTAATTCTAAATGCTCGATTTTCGAATCATCTCCCTTCTGTCCAGTTGCTAGTTTTGTTGTCTGAATATCGTTCCAATATTTTTTGTCTACCTTATAAAAAGCCGAAAATCTGCCACGACGTCCAGATGTAACTTGAACAGTTTTTGGAAGCTCATCAATATCGAATTTTTCTTTTAATAATTCAGAGGCACTTTCACCATCTACATCAACAACTAAAAGACCATTAGAAGGCTCACCACATAGAACTCCAACGGCCTTGCATTTTGTAACAGGGCGGGCCAATTCGAGTTCAATGTCTTCTTTAGTGAGTCTTTTTTTCTGCCAGTTTTTTTGATAAGGGCCTTTATTATCTCCAACAGGAACAAGCCGCCAATCGTCAGGAAGATTTTGGATAAGTTTACTAAGCATTTATCAAGCTCCTTAAATGTCTGATTTTTGCGACTACTTGTTCAGCATGTTTGAACGTCCATGAATAGAACCTGATGCGATGCTCTGCAAGTTTTTCAGGATTATTCAGAAAGGAATCGAAACAATCTTTAGGAATGCGTCCGACCCAATATTTATGGTATTGGCGGAAAAGGGTCTCAGCCTCGTTCAAGGCTTGGTGTTGAGTGGGGTTCATTTTTTTTGTTAGAGAATTATTTTTTGCCTAATAAGGCGAGAGCGTCAGAAATTGATTTTGCTATCCCTGCTATCCCTCCAGCTCCTCTGACTGCATTAATAAATTTTGTTTGTTGGTCTGTTGCTTTGCCTTTGTCTTTGACCTCAATTGCGACGAATTGAGCAATTTCTTTTCCGACGTCTTGGCTTGAGATCTTAACGGTCTTCCACCCAATAAGGTCTGAAGAACCCGGGGCCAATCCGAATTTAACAAGACGACCGTTTTGGTCCATGAGGGCTCCAGTGTTATTTCTGAAAAGTCGAGTATCACCCTTTGAGCATCCGAGGCGGATCTGATTTTGTTTGAGCTGTTCATTGCTCCCACCTCTGGAATTTCCTTTTGAGTGCATTCCTTCTTTCTCTGGACTGATAAACGTGATATGCCCAGCCCTGAGAGTAGCCTCTTTCTTTTGCTATTTCAAACAGTTGCTGGAGCGTTCGAGCTTTTCCAACCTCTGATCTTTTTTGTTTGCGTCGGTGTCTTTCCCGAGCTGCCATTTGTCTCATCTCTTCCTGATGAGCTGTAGGACTTAATTCAATTAGTTCTCCTTTTTCTTGTTTAATTAATTGATTAACTGAAAACTCATGTCCACATTCGGGGCAAATTTTTTCACTTGATTCAACAGTACAAAAACAAGTAGGACAACATTTCACAGAGAGCTTTTCTTTTGCCTCTCTTTTCTGTCTAACTTTTTTGCCATCTAAAGACCAGAATCTTTTTGTTGTTGGGAGGCCATGTTCTTTAGTGTTGTTAGCATGATCTAAAATTATGGCGTTTTCTTTTCCTTCTACAGGTCTTAAACAACGCCCGACTTGTTGAAGATATAGGCTAAGACTTTTTGTTGGCCTGAGCATTAAACAGCCACCAACTGAGGGGATGTCTGTTCCTTCAGATATGACCATGCAAGAACAAATTATTTGAACTTTTCCTGTTCCTAAATCCTCGATCATTTCCGCTCTTTCATTTTCTGGAGTTTTTGCATGAAGTATTTTTGATTTGATCCCAGATTGAATAAAAGCCTCATTGACTATTTCCGCATGTCTAACAGTGCAACAGAAAGCAATAGCAGTTTTTGGATCTAAATATTTTTTATAATGCGCTACAGCATCACCAATTAATTTTCTATCGGACATCGGTTTGTCGATTTCTTCTATCCGATAATCTCCAGCCCGAACCTTGAGAGCGTTTCGATCAATATTATTTGGAGGAACAAAAACTCTTGCCTTTGATAAATATCCAAGGTCTGTGAGTTGTTGAGTGTCTGGACCTTCAACCATTTCAGAAAAAACATTTTTTAAACCTTTTCCATCGAGCCTTTCAGGTGTTCCAGTACACCCCAAAATTTTTGCTGTATGAAAATGATTTAAAATTTTTTGCCATGCTCCGCTAGTTGCATGATGAGCCTCATCAACGACAATTAAATCAAAATGATTTTCTGGAAGCCGTTCAAGTCTTCGAGCCAATGTCATTACTGAACAAACTTGAATCAGATCATTAGAAATATTTTTCTGGCCAGCAATTATTGTTCCATGTTTTACATCAATCAATTTTAAGGCGTCGCATGTTTGGCGGACTAATTCTTGACGGTGAACAAGTATGGCTACTTTTTTATTTTTAGCCGCTGCAAGTTCTGTGATAGCAGAAAATACAACAGTTTTTCCGCCGCCAGTTGGCAAGACATAAAGCAAGGATCTATGACCTCTTTGAAACGCTCTCCTGAGAGTCTCAAGGCCGTCCAATTGATACTCACGCAAAGACAGTAACAAACGATTTAAAACGTATCTGGAAACATACAAACGTATCTTGACGAGGATGGCAAGTAAGTTATGGTTTGAACGTCAAAAGACGAATTCATGTCAATTTCATTCGACGATTATTTGGCGATCAAAGCGGTCAATTGTTCCTTTCTAAAAGATTTTGAAAGGAGCCCCGCCCATGCTTACGCTAAAAATCTAGATCCAAAACGAGAGCCACCCTCTCCAGTAATGCAAGCCGCATTTGATTATGGAACAGGCGTCCATTGTTATTTATTAGAGGGTGAGGAAAAATATTCAGAGGACATAGTTGTCCGACCTGAATTTTCAAGAACAAAAGCTGATCAAGAAAAAAAGAAAGCTTTTGAAAAATCCGTTGGTAAAAATCAGACGGTAATATCTTCAACTCAAAATGAAGAGATTTTGGCTTGTTGCAATAGTGCTTTAAAAGTAAGCACCGTTAGGAAATTATGTAGAGAATACGAGGGACAGTCTGAAGAAACTATCCAATGGGTAGATGAAGTGACAAGGGTGGCCTGTAAGGGCCGGCTTGATCGCCTTGTAAATATCGATTCTCGCTTATGGATCGTAGACGTAAAAACAACTCAAGATGCTCGACCCGATGCTTTTCAAAGATCTATCAACAACTTCTTATACCACTGGCAAGCCGCTTTTTATCTCGATGGCGTCAGGGCTGCTGGCTACGGTGAGCCTCTTGGTTTTCTCTGGGTCGTCATCGAAAAGAAAAAACCGTATGGAGTCAAAATCTATAAAGCCTCGGATGCATGTGTCGCGCATGGCCGGGATGGATACCGCTCCGCACTTAGGAAATATCTTGAATGCTCAACGAAACCATTTGAAGAATGGCCAATCTACGAATCCGAGATTGAAGAAATTGACCTCCCTCGATGGGCTAAAACGACCCCCAGTGTGTGAGCCATGAATCAAGAATCAAACATCGTTGAAGCTCCAACAATTCAAGACACAAGCATTGCTGGAACAGATACCCCATTCCATCCAGAAAAATTTGATGACCTGTGGCGATGGGCCAAAGCGTTTTCAACTTCGAGTCTTGTTCCTCCTCATTTCCGTCAACGTCCCGAGGATTGTTTTGTAGCCCTTCAAATGGCCTACTCCTTAAAAATAAATCCTCTTACATGTCTCCAAAATATTTTTGTTATTCATGGCCGCCCCGGAATGAGTTCGAGTTTGGCAATTGCTTTGGCTAATGCGTCAGGTGCATTCGCTGGCCCTATTCGATATAAGATTGAGGGCTCTGGAGATGATCTATCAGTTACTGCTTACGCTCCAACTTTTGATGGGGAAATTGTAGAGAACACCGTGACCATGGCTATGGCCATGAAAGAAGGATGGACTAAAAATTCAAAATACAAATCCATTCCTGAACAGATGCTCCGATTTAGAGCGGCTAAATGGTTGATCAATACAACATGCCCTCAAGTTTTATTTGGGTTAGATGTAGCCCCTCCGGGTTCACAATCTGACGCCGCCCCAAAAGTAATGGTCGAAACTGCGGGGCCTTCAACTCATGTTGAAATCTCCCCTCTAACTTCTTTGAATGAATCTTTAAAAGATGACCTCCCCATTTCTGACAGCAACCGAGTTGGCGAGGCGTTGGAGGACTAATCTCCAATCGCTAAGAAATCAACGGTTTAAAAAACAGGGGCCGCCCTATACAAAAATCGGAAACCGTATCCTTTACAAAAGAGAGGATATTGAAACTTTTGAAATCCAAAATCAAACATCCACCAAATGAAATCAATTCCAACAATCCAAGGCTTTGGCCGAGTAGTAGCTGATTTAGAGCCTCGTTATTTTGACAATGGGAACTCAGTTTGTAAGGTTATTATCTACCTAAATCAAAAATCCAAAGGAAAAGATGATCAAGGAAATTGGATTGAAACTCCACCATTAAAAGTTCGGGCATCGGTCTGGGGTAAACAAATGGAGTCAGTTGTTGATACTGTTAAAAAAGGAGACGCTGTTTTTGTATCTGGAAATCTTGAGCAAGAACATTGGAACGATAAAAAGACAGGCGAATTGAGAACGGCTCTTGTTATTAACTCGGCGTCAGTTGTTGCAGTAGAAGCAAAAAAGGCTGGCCAAGCTCAACCAACTCAACAGGCTCAGCCAGCGGGAAGCCGTCCCGACCCAACGGCTTGGAGGTCGTCGCCAGTTGTTCCAAGTAACGATGATATTCCCTTTTAAATCTAAACACGCTAAAAAAGGATAGAGCGTTGCACCGTTCTACTCCTCACACTTCATGGCCCCACCCCATAGGGGCCTCTCTCTTTACCCACCATGAAAAAAATTGTCCCAATAGTTTTGGCTGTTAATTCTGTTTTTCTTTTAGGAATTATTGGCGGCGGTTTCTTTGGATATAGATATATTACCAATCCAGAAACACAAGAAAAACTGATTAAAGAAATTGGTGAAAAAGTTTTAGGTGGAATCAATATGCCAAAGGTTCCAGCATTTAGCGGTGGAGCCATTGTCCCTGATACTAAAGCGGGTGAGGCAGCGGGCCAAGGATCAACATTCCCCTCGATGTCAGTCCCTAGATTCTGATTGTTTCATTTTATTAAGATCAACGGAACGCCCTAGACTTCAGGCATTACATATTTAATATGTGGAGGTCTTTCCAATTATTCTCATGGAATTAATCACATTGAAAGGTAAAAGTGGAGCCGCTCTTAGAACAGCCGCACTTAGCAACCAAAAGACACTCGAACAAAGAGTTACCAATCTTGAAGAAGAAATGAGAACTCTTTTCTGGATCGTCGGTTTGCTATCAGTCTTTACCCTTCTCACTTAAATAAGACGCCCTCAGTTGAGGGCTCTTTTTTTTTGTCTATTATTAAATGGGCTGGGATGGAAAGACGGCCCGCCCTTCCGATGAAGCAAAGCCATTGGAGGGGCCAAAATTTTATGATGGATTTATGGGATCTTTACAACCTCCTAGCCGTTTGAGTTGCTGGAATTATTTAATTGAGTCAGTTGATCGAGTAGTTGATGGAGACACTATTGACATCACAATCAATCTTGGATTTTCGCTTTGGACGAGGCAACGAGTCAGAGTCGCTGGAGTTGACACGCCGGAAAAAAGGACAAGAGATCCAAAAGAAAAAGAGCTTGGCATCGATGCGACGAATTGGTTAAAAAGAAAACTGGATGAAGCCAAGGCAGAAAAAAAACCTCTTTATGTGAGGACAGAATTGGGCAGCGGATCGACAGGAAAATATGGAAGGCTTATTGGTTGGCTTTATGTGAATGATTCTCCAATCTCAATTAATGAGGAAATGATTGCTGAGGGTTACGCTTGGGAATATGACGGCGGAACAAAGAACAAGAATTTTGAAGAATTAAAATTCATTCGACGTCAAAAAGGAACTTTATAAATGGCCGAGGAACCGATAATTAAAGAGCCAATAATATTCCAGCCAAACATTGTTGAACCAAAAATTTCTGAACCGGTAATTTTAGAACCACCAATAATTCTTCCAGATCCAATTTCAAGAGATCTTCCTTTTGGTCTTGATCCATTAGTAATTGAAATGCCCGGATGTGTTGAAGCTCGGGACTCATCCACAGGGCGGGGCTCTGATCATTTCTCGACAGATGAATCCTCAAATTTAGTTTTGTGTGATTATTCAATGCCAATATTTACACCGCTTGATGCAAGAGCGGCGGAAAAGGTTCAGGTTATTGGTGACGTTCAAAAACCAAATGTCACTGAAAACGAGGGAATAAAAAAAAATCAAAAGGTAACACCACCAACAACAGCAATCCGACAAGACAATCCACCGCCTCCACAAAATTGTCCTCCAATTTCAGCTCCGCCAATTGGAAGCATCGGAAAATATGGAAGGGGCAAAATAATTAATTACCGTTTAGATCTTTTTACTGGAGAATGTGTCACCGAATATGAACCTATTAAAATTATTGAGACTATTGATCATTATGTGCCTCCGCCAGCCCTTGTAAGTGGCGTAATGATTACAGCAGTCTTTGGAGCTTCATCAGCTCTCTTGGCCGCTCCATTAACTGAGCTTATAAAAAAAAGGACCAAACCCCTACAGAAAAAAATTATCAAATTTGTTAAAAAGAAATTAGGCAAAAAAGATAAGCCACTTTCTAGAGGTGAAAAGATAAGAGCTCAAAGGGAAAAAAATAAAGTTAATCTTCTTTGGCGTTCACTTCTGAAGAAATAGTGTGAACATGATTTGGCAAAGTATTAGTGACCATAGTGTTCACCAATTCGACATCTTGACAAAGTAATTCATATTTACTTCCCGGCTTAAATCTTATATTGGCCTTGAACAATTCTCCGCATTTCTGAAGTCGTCCCATTTCTAGGGCAAGCCGCTTATCATTCAAATCTAATTCAATTAGTTCAACAATTTTCGCTGCCCCTTCCCTGCACTTTCTAATAGCTCGGCGGTCCAGATTAATATTCCAGCTCAGGCTGATTCCCGGCGAGATTGCAATATTCGATTTTTGATTTAGCTCTATTGTTTTATAACCAAGGATCGCACCCGGGTTATCTGGGGCTCCATCTGGACCATCCACATCATTTCCATTCTCATCTTTTGTTATTAAACCTGTTAAATCTCTTTCATCATAGATTGGCTCTAATTTCACATCTTTGTGAGGTGTCTGATAACTGAGATTAGATGTAACAAATGGCTGTATAACCAAAGTGTCAGACTGGCATTGCAATTGTTGTGTACTGTAAAGATTTGTAAACTGTCTACTCGGAACATTCTGCACCGCCATGTTGGTCACACTGCCGGATGATGAAGCTGAGGGCGAATTAGTCATTGAAACGCCATTACTTAATGCGGGCGATTGAACGGCTAAAGATATAAATAATGTCGATAATATTTTTTTCATTGACTAAATATTGAAGTGGATTCAGTCAAACTTTTTGTTGTAGTTTCTCTTTCTATGTGAACATATTCAGCAAGGCCGGGTCCGATCAGACTTTCTGTATATTGCGTCGGGGCTCCTATAACATGTTGCCCCATTGTTGGCTTAGTATTTAGATCTATATTTGTCCATGTACTTGATATACCATTAATAGTTTGAGTCTGAACATTAGCCGTTTTTGGCGTTAAAGATTCCCCATTTAAAACTTTTAAATTACTGCCGGACTGTGAAAAAGTATAACCGGTATTATAGTGCCAACTTTGTATAATCTCCTTCTGAGTCGTTTCAGATTCGGTCCTCGAAGAAACACTTCCGGCTCCGAAATTTGGGACCACCGGAACGGCCAAAGATGGCAATGGAAATATTAAAAAAATGCCTGTGGCGATGATTAGGCTTTTCATTTAGTGCGGGTTCATGTCTCGGAAATAGAGATAAATAAAACAAATAAAAGCAATTAAAAAAAGAGCTCCTAAATAAATCATTGACCGATTTCGATAATCGAACTGATGCTCCCCGAGATTGTTGAGCCTGAGCCACCGGGAGCCAATGTAATTCCGCCCGCCTGAGTAAGGGCCACGCTCATTGATCCCTTATGGCCACCCGCCACGGTCACAGTGTCTCCCATTGTTAACAACGTCGCTGGGGCCCCTGTAGTAGAAACCACGGCTACCCCTGTTTGAGTGGGGACCGTGTCGCCTTGGATAAATGACTCTGTTAAGGAAGCTGAGCCGGTTCCCGAGTGAGTAAACGTATTAGTGCCATAAGTTGCAGCGGCTCCGGTCAAAGTTCCATCAGAGACGGCTGGGGCCGTCAATCCACCAAGGGCTGAAATTGTGAGGCCATCAGAGCTAAAGCTGTAGGTGGAGCCAATTCTCTTGCTATGCGTATAGGCGTTGTCGAGAGATCCGCTCACGACTGTTTTGAGTTCATGCTTGTAGCCAGCCGCCGCTGGTAGGCATGACCCGGCCAACAGCAAACCAGCAACCGCAAATATTTTAAATTTCATTAAGTGGGTGTTGCTTGCCCTTCTACTTTAACAATTTAGGTAATTTCTGCTTAGTCAGTCATCAGGTAGAGCAGTTCACTTATTTTCTTTGCCGTCACGTCAGCTATCTTATCCGCTGGACCATCGTCATACGTAATAACGAGAGCGCCCCACGCATCTGTCTGTCCGGTTATGGGACAGGTTCTTGATATGAAGTTCCTATTCGGTAATTCCGTGCATTGAGCTAAAACAAAATGTCCTATTACTTCCTCGTCTCCGGGCATCCAGTATCCAGTGGGGATTGGGTCGATTGAGGTCCTTGGATAATTTTTCAGGGGAACGATATTCCTCGCATCGGGCCAGTCATACAACCAGACAGATTTTATATCTCTGTTTTTACTAAGGACACTATTCAACAAGGCTTCTACTTTTAATTCCTTTTCTGGGTCCTCTTCAAACAAAACAGTGATGGCCTCTTCGGCTCCATCATCAACAATCTTTGACTCTGTGTAGGCTTTGAAGCCAATTAAACCTATAGCCGAGATTGCAGAAAGCCCGACTATCTTCATTAAAAACTTAGACCAATTTTGCTCTGGCGAAATTATGTTTTTAATGGTTTCTATTGCTGCTTTCATAAATTACAAATACGCTTTGCTGATGTTAGTTGCAAATCCGATCACCGTTACAAGAGCCGCGATTACTGCTGTAGCCCCATAGACGTTTCGCTCTAGAACTCTAACCCTTTGATTGAGGTCGGAAATTTTTTCCTCGCATCGCTGGATTTTTAGATTTGCAACTACGATTCTCGTCTCTTGAGTGCAATCAAGACTTAGGGCCTGATCCGTCATCATTTAATTTTTTGGTGGCTCTTCTGTTTTATCGGTGTCTAAAAGAATTACACCGTCAGGCGTTACAAATTGAATTGGAACTTTGAACTTTACAACGTGACCATCTGTTGTTCCGCCATAGTTTCCATTACCTCCATTGCCTCCATTTCCTTCGACTTTCTCTTTATTTTGAGGCTCTACTTTAAAGGTTCCATCCTCTCTTTTTTTTGCACTTTTCTCAAGGCCAAATGAACTTAATGCCGACGCCAAAAGACTTGCTGGAAAAGTAATATCCTGCTTTTCTCCTGATGATAAACCCGGGATTTTGGGCAAGTAATTTAATGTAACTATCCCGCCAGTCCAGACCACTATGAGCAGCCGGACAAAAATGGAAATGAAATTACTAAACATTTCAAATTCATCTTCATCAACATGAACTTTATCTTTCATCTTTTGCAATAAATTCTTCTTTTTTTCTTCTGTTTCTTTTGGTGTTTCGTTGGTGGGTTCCATTTTAAAATCGGGAAATGATTAAAGAAAGTTTGCTCCAAGCCGAGATGGTCTGGAAAATAGACCGCCTAAAGGTCAATGCTCTTATTGAAATCCATTTCGGGGAGAATGTCAGCCCCTCTGAAATTAATACCGTTATGAGTGAGGTCGAAAGTGAGGCTAGTTGGATCGGAAGACTTGACCCTGTTCGACAGACTGTAATTTTGGATTTGGCGATTCATCAGGGGTTCGATCTCTTCCTTAATATTGAACTGATGGAGGCGTTCAGGAATCATAGGTTTGAAGATGTAGCCGCCCTTATTTTATATGAGTCATCAAGTGATAGGGCATACAGGTTGGCAGAGATGGCCCTGACAGGTGCTTATTGTTTAGAAATTAGATAGTCTATAAAAGTAGCCAACAATTTCTCATGGAGAATCTATGGCTGAATTTGGACATTCCGCCCGAGAGCCAATTCCGTCTGGAGCTAATGCAAAGGACAATCAGAGGACCTTTCACACCCGCCGAACTAACTGAACAGTTTGACGAGTGTTTGGCTCATCTTGTCCACAAGGAATGGTATTTGAAACAGTGCATAAAATATATTGCTGAACTTGAGGGACAACAGCGGGCGGGCTATCCATTCGACGGCCTTTCTGATGCCCCTATAAAGCGTTAGTCAACGTAATGGATATATCCAATCACAATCAACTTTTCACCGCCTCCTGATTCCTCGGCTCGCATCCATGGCCAGCTAGAAGGGTAAACAACACACCCGCCTTCTTGAGGTTCGATTTTTTGCTGGAATTTTACAAAGACAGTTTCCCCTCTTGTCTCAGGTTTATTGACATAAAAAACAAAAGACAAGATTCTCCGAGATGTTCCGAGATCTTTCACGTCCACATCTGGGAGCGTGAAATTTTCCCCTGTATATTTCCGCATTTTTAATTCTTCTATTCCGTGAGCCTCGGGAAATTGCTCTTTATAAAGTTGATTATTTTCGACATAGCGAACAAACAATTGCTGCTGTAAGGCTGCTAATTGCTCCGCTATGCGTGGGTGTAACGTGGTCACGTTCCATTCGTCGAAAGATTCATTGGATGAATCAGGCGGCGTTGTAGCTAATTTTTTGAGGCTTGAAATTTGTTCTTCATTTAGAACTTTTTCAAATGGAGTAATTAAAAAATTTTGCATGATTAAGAGCAAAGAATCCAGTTGTCATTTCTCCAAAGATGAGGGCGGAAGCGTTCGAGCCGATCATCAGGCGACCATGGCCGACCTCTAGGAATTGGCATCCCTAGCCAACCAATAGCGGTTCTGTTGGGAGCCTCTCTTGGCGTCTCAGCCGATAATTGATTCATGTCTTTCCTTTCATCCAGACCGACCAAAACAAGCCCGCCATGAGGTGCGTTTTCTATCTGTGAAGGTGAAAAGAATCTGCCCTCATTTCCAGCTAAAGAAATAAATTCAGCGGCGTCATCTGGAAGTATGCAAAAGCTCCCAGTAATAGGAAGACGCACTGATACGGTAATTCCTTTTAAAGATTGAGGCTTTGCAAATTCTCTAAGAATTAACCGCACTCGATCCCTTGTTTGGCGTTTAGAAAAAAATTCCATGAATCAAAATTTTTGGCATTGAATAGAAGAATGAGAGCAACTCTCAACGGCGTTCATTTCATCAGGTCCATTAAGGAGGGCCGCTGCGCCGATTGTGAGGACTGCGACAATGAGAGGAAAAAGTTTCATTTGCTTTTAAGCTTGGTGGGTATGTATTCAATATATATACGGAAAGCCTAGAAGTCAAGGCTTTCCAAAATTATTCACATCAGGCAACCATGGAAAATTCCTATGAATTCGGTACAAAGGGATGGCTCAGGGAAAATGAACGCCGCCAGAAGCTCATGGATATTTGGTATATCGAATGCGGGCGGCATTTAAAAGACTCTGAGGGAAATTACACGCACCCTCAACATGGGACCTATACAGGATTGGCAAAAGAGGCAAATTGCAAACTCTCTCAAAATCTCCATGGAGGAACTAGAGCGACGGATTGTTCTACAGGAAATAATTAACACTCCGGGCTACGACCCCGAGACTGTGAAAGAGGCTCAGAGGCAATGGCTAGAACTTCAAAGCCGTTCAAATAATCGCTCCATATAAACAGGGTTGGCCCAAAATTCGGCCTCCCCTGAACCGCCCCTAATCCTTACCATTCGATAAAGAACCCAACCAGTTTGGTCTGACTGTTCAACACATCGCCAAGTCGTCCTGTCGGTCTTGTGCGTGAATGTTTGGCCGATGTATTCAGAAAACATTGGTTTGTCCTCCCAGAATAGAGTTTCGATATTCTTGACGGCTATTTTTGAGCCATTGAACCTTGTTCGAAAATTCATGGCAATAGTTACATTTACAGCCATTAAAATTTTCTAAGGGAATTTGAAGAAAAAAAAGTTCCTTGCAATGAGGACAGATAATTGGTTGATCTTTTCTAGACATTATTAATCCGCTCCAAAGTGATTGAAATTTCTTTTTTTAAATAGGGAATTCTTTCATTTTCTTTTTCTGGAAGCATGATAAAAAT